GATTGGGATGCCGGAGACGCAGGAGCAGTTTCGCGAGCGTGTGAAGTCCGAGGGTCGTTGGGCCGAGTTCATGGCCTACAGGCGAGCCTTGGAGAAGCATGGCCGTGAGAAGCGAGATGCCTGGATAGAGGCCGCGAGGGCTTTCGGCTTTGAGGGGGCCTACTACCAGGAGGAGCGTAAGGCCAGCAAGGCCCGCGAGAACCCTGTGACGCTAGTCACATCGGCACCTGCTGATACGTTCAAGGGCAAGGAAGGCAGCGTCAGGGGTGACTTTGGCTGGGTGTATGATAACCTTGGCGTAGCTGACATCACCCCGGAGGACGCCCCCAGCAGTGGTGCGTGGGGTCTTCTGGAGTACGCGAGGACTGAGCCGAGGGAGTTCTACAAGAGTTGGATGTCGATGGTGTCACGTCAGGCTGACACGGACGAGCGACTTGAGGGGTTCAAAGAGGATGCCACCCGCAGCACTGATGAAATCGCGGAGATGCTCCGAACCTTGGACTCTGCCACTCTACGGGCAGGTCCCGAAGGGTACGAGAGAGAACCTGGAGTACCGGAGGGAGATACTGGCGAAGGCAGCGACGGATCTGGAGTTTCAACGGACTCTATGGTTGGCGTGCAAGCGTGACCTGTTGTACTGGATCAACACGTTCGTCTGGACGTTTGATCCCCGCAAGCCGAACCCGAAGCTGCCTTTCATCACCTACGGGTACCAGGACGAGGCGTTCCTCGCGATGGAGGAGGCTCTCCCCAGCGAGGACGGGTTGATCAAGGGGAACGACGTTATTATCGAGAAATCGAGGGATATGGGTGCCTCATGGATCTGCCTTACCCTGTTCACCTGGCGTTGGCACTTTCGGAACTTGCAGTCGTTCTTGATGGTCTCTCGGAAGGAGGGGCTTGTGGATGGCTCGGGGGACTCGCTCTTCTCTCATATCGACTTCATACACAAGGGCCTCCCCAGCTGGATGATGCCCCAGATGCGTCGCAACAAGCTGAAGATGATCAACCTGGACAACGGTTCCAAGATCGAGGGTGAGAGCACCACGGACAACATCGGTCGTGGTGGCCGTCGTACCGCGATGCTCGTGGACGAGTTTGCCGCGTTCGAGGGTGGTGGCTACGACGTGCTCTCGGCCACGGCAGACAACACGAACTGCCGCGTGTTCAACAGCACCCCGAACGGGACCGCTAACGCTTTTTATGCTCAGCTGCAGAAGGGGACCCCTCGGTTGCGGTTCCATTGGTCCCGTCATCCTGAGAAGGCCGAGGGCATCTACGAGGGGCCTGACGGACGCTCGAGGAGCCCGTGGTACGACAAGGAGTGCGAGCGAAGGGCCCACCCTGTCGAGATCGCGACCCAGCTGGATATTGATTACCAGGGCTCGGCCTACCCGTTCATGGACCCCAAGACGCTTGAGGACCTCGCGAAGGAGTTCGCAAGGGTTCCGGACCACCAGGGCCACCTCGCGTTCGAGGATATGCGGAACCCGGAGTTCATGGACAGCATGGAGGGGCGAGGCAACCTCAAGGTCTGGACTCCTCTGGATGTCCACCTGAAGCCCAGCGACATGCACGACTATGTCATTGGCGTGGATGTCAGCCAGGGCACCGGGGCCAGCGAGTCCGCTGCCAGCGTGATCGACCGGCACACTGGTGAGAAGGTGGCCGAGCTGGCTGACAACCAGATCACCCCGAACAAGTTTGCTGAGCTGTGTGTTGCCCTGTGCCACTGGTTCAAGGGCCCGGGTGGTCGTCCCGCGTTCCTGATCTGGGAGGCCACTGGCCCGGGTCGGACGTTCGGGAAGACGGTGATCGAGGAGTGCCGTTTCGGGAACGTGTATTACGCGATCAACGACCAGCGGATCACCAAGCGTGAGAGCGATCGTCCTGGCTGGTTCAGCACCCAGGAGGGGAAGAAGGACCTGCTTGCCAACTACCGCGACGTGCTGTTCTCAAGGGTGTTCATCAACCCCAGCAAGAAGGCGTTGCGGCAGGCCGGGGAATTCGTGTACCTTCCCAATGGTAGGGTCGAGCACGGGGGTGCTGTGAACACCATCGACCCCACGGACAAAGGGGACAATCATGGTGACGTGGTGATCGCGGACGCCCTGGCCGCTAAGATCATCAGGGAGCGGAAGAAGGCTGAGGTGAAGAGGCGAGATGCTGGCCCCCCAGCTGGGAGCTTTGCTTGGAGAAGGCAACAAAGGGAGACTGTGCTTGATGAGTGGGACACCTAACGCGGACGCTATTGCGGATCGCTTCTCGTGGGACGAGGAGTTGCTTCAGGCTGATGGCCTGGACAGTGCCCTGATCGGGGTGGCTGATGTCTTCACGAAGGAAGGCGGAATGGAGACGGTCCTGGCATACGACAGGGATCTGTGCATCTCGTCCTTTATGAGGGACGGGATGTCTCGTGATGAGGCGATCGAGTATTTCGATTTCAACGTGGCCGGGGCCTACATGGGTCCGAAGACCCCGGTATACATCAGGAGGGTGATTGATGAATGAATGTGATCACATCTACCAGACTCTGGATGACGGGACTGAGATCTGTTTTGAATGTGATCACATCAAGGGTGATGACGAATGAACCCCAACAACAAGCAGCACCTGGGTCGACTGAGAGACGCGATGCGGTTCTCTCGGAAGAAGCTGGAGGCATTCCGGAGAAGGCACAAGGAGGCGATCGAGCAGTACGTTGGCATCGACTACTCCGAGGGCGGTAGCGACAAGCCGGTCTATCTCAACCTGATGGAGATCGCGGCCAACATCTACGAGCGTCAGCTTGCTGCCCGGCCACCCAAGGTCCTCGTGTTCACCCACTCCAAGAAGCTCCGGTCCCAGGGGGTGAAGCTGGAGCAGGCGATGAACTCGATGCTCCGGACCTACGATGTCCACAATGCGCTCAGGCGTTGCGTGAAGTCCTCCCTGTTCTCGATGGGGATCTGCAAGGTTGGGACGCAGGTCATTGGGAACTACGAGGAGGAGGGTTTCAACTTCACCAAGACGCGGCCTTATGTGGCCAGCGTGAGCCTGGACGACTGGGTTCATGACATGACCTCTCATGTCCCAGAGGAGATCGACTACTGCGGCCACCGCTACAGGATGCCTCTTGAGGCCGCGAGGAAGGACAAGTCGTTCAACAAGAGTGCCCGTGAGAACCTGACCTCGATGGAGGACTTCTCTTTCAACGAGAGCGGTGACGAGAGGACCAGCACGATCAGCCAGGGCGCAAGCCAGCACGAGGGGCAGATTGAAGACAAGATAGAGCTGTGGGAGATCTGGCTTCCCAAGGAACGCCTGATCGTGACGCTTGGTCCCAACGAGGGTGACAAGCCTTTGAAGGTCGTGGAGTGGGATGGTCCGCCCAATCCACTGGGCCCGTATCACCTCCTGTACTTCAACGAGGTGGATGGGAACTCGATGCCCCTGGCCCCGGCCATGCTCTGGCGTGGCCTGCACGATGTCTCCAACGGGCTGTTCAGGAAGCTCGTTCGCGAGGCGCAGAGGTACAAGGTCGTGGGGCTCACCCGTGGCGTTGACTCCGAGGATGCCGACCGGATCCGGATGGCCAGCGATGGCGAGATCGTTGGTGTGGATAATCCGGAGGCGATTACGGAGAAGATGTTCGGGGGGATCGACCAGAGGAACTTTGCTTTCATGCTGCAGATCAAGCAGCTGTTCAGCTGGCAGGCTGGCAACCTTGATCTGATGGGTGGGCTGGGTGCCCAGAGCGAGACGGCCACCCAGGACCAGCTGCTCCACGCGAGTGCCAGCCAGCGGATGGCTGGGATGCAGGATGAGGTCAGGCTGTTCACCAAGAAGGTGATCCGTGACTGGGGTTTCCACCTCTGGTCCGACCCGGTGGAGAGCTACCCGATCAGGCTCAACGAGCAGCCTGTTGGCCCGGTCGACACGTTCCTCACCCCCGAGGAGCGGGCAACCCACGACTACCTTCTCCACGAGGTTGACATTGAGCCGTACTCGATGCAGTTCGTGTCACCACAGGAGAGGCTGGCCAAGCTGAACCAGATCATTGGCCAGGTTGTCCTCCCGAGCCTCCCGATGATGCAGGAGCAGGGGCTGGGGATTGATTACAAGGAGCTGCTAAGCACCTTCTCCAGGTACTCTGATCTTCCCGAGCTGAAGGACATCATCGTCGGTCTTGACGATGTCCCCCCGGGTTCTGACCGGATGGGTGCTGGCGGCAATCAGGGCCCGGGGATGCCCGCTGCAACCCACAGGGTGAACGAGCGGATATCTCGGCCTGGTGCCAGTCCTCGTGGTGCTGAACAGACCTTGGTGAACACGCTGATGGGTGGCAACCCACAGCAGGCTGAACAGGGTGCAATGGGAAGGGAGATGATGGGATGACGGGCGTAGAAAACGAGAGGATGAGAGAGCTGCAGGCTCTTCGTGTCAGGAGAAGGAACAAGGCCAGGGGGGTTTACAATCGCTCTCCCCACGAGACGCTTGCCTCCCCGCTGCTTCCGCCGTGGATGACCCCGAGTTCCCTGGAGACGGCCTCCCCTCTTGGGATAAGCGTCTCCAACTTCACGGCTCCCGATGTGAGGCAGAAGCGGAAGGTGGAGTCCCGCGAGTACCCCAGCTCCATCGGTTCCCTGGGCAGCAACTACTAGGAGCGACCCGTGGCTGAACCGTATGGTGGACCGAAGCACCTGTTCCGGTCCCAACAGGGGGTCCCGAACATCGAGAGGTTCTCGATCTCCGGGCTGGAGCACCTGCTGCGGACAGCTGGCTTCCAATTGGACGCTGATATTGACGACCCGATGAGCCATAGGCAGTTTTATGGCAAATCGGATTCGTTCCTTGATGCTTACGCGGCAGACGCTGACGCGGCGAACTGGAACGAACACAAGTCGATGAGGTACTCTCTGGACCCCTGGGACTGGGAGATGTACTCCGACAAGCGCGTCGGGAAGGTAACCTTTGGCCGGTACGTCGGGGCGATACAGGACAGAATTGCCGAGTTGACGCCCCCGCAGAGCCCCGGGGAGGCTGGGTGGCCGTTCCAGACGGAAAGCCCGCTTCAGTACCCTGACAGGGCATCTCTCGCGATGGCCACCGGGAGTCGTGCTCCTTACCAACTGCAGATGCATGGGCCAGCCCGTTACGCGACCGGGGGGCTCAGCCGGGGGATCATGGGCGGTGGTGGCCAAACGGGAAACCTCTGGGGGATGGTGGGTGCCAACCGGGCTGGGGCGTACCAGGGCCAGTTGGGGTCACCATCCGCACAGCCGTATAACCGAGTCACCGGACTTTACTCTCAGAGTGGTCCCCAATTTGGGCAATAGTCATGCCGAAGAAGAAACGCAAGAAGGTCAAGCTGCCAATCGAGGGTACCGGCCCAGCTGTCGGGTCTGGTGGCGCATGGACTGGGCCTCCGGTTCTAGGCCCGGGCCAGGGGACTCTTCCCGGGCCGTTTTCTACGCAGATGAACGTCCCGACCGACAGCGGGTTTACATCCCATGCCCAGTTGTTCAACCCGGGGTATGCTCCTTACGCGACTGGAGCCACTGGAACCGGCCCGTCGCCCGGGAGCAATGTCGGGCCCTTTGAGCAGACCTGGGCGGACTTCCAGAACATTGCACAGTACGGGACAACCGCTCCCTATTGGTCTCAAGCCCAGATGGGCGGCATGTACGGGGCGACCGGATTGACCGCACTGTTCAACCAGAACCAGGCCTCCAACTCAATCATGAACGCTGAGCTTGGCCGGATGTACGGGAACCTGAACACCGGGATAGACCACTACGCTGGCCAGATACTTCCCTGGACGATGCAGGCGATGAACCGCTTTATGGGGCGAGGAGCCCCACGGGCACCAAAGGCACCAGAACCGGATTTCTAGCATGCCAGAACAACCATTCGGTTTTCCGCAGATGTACCCCCCGGGTACGTCAGCCATTGACGTTGCTCTCGAAGAGGAACTGATGGGCACGGACTACGATACCGGGCTCCCCGAGGACAACCCGGGGTACTGGTACGGTGAAAGCAGCCTCTTGAACCAATCCGACTTCTTTGAGCAGGGGAACCCCCCTCTCGGTGG